ACACCCTGGCAGGGCTGCTTGCGGGTGGCACGGAGGGTGGCGACTTCTTGGCGAAGCAAAGCAACTTCGGCGAGGAGTTGGTCCATGGTTGTTTGAGGTTTTAGAAAGGGGGGAGACCACTTAGGGAAACTTACTCCAAATGTCGTTACCTGGGAAATCGTGATCTGACATAACCGCGTCCCAGCGAGAGAAAGCCTATTTACCAGGTTGGCAACCATCTTTAGGGTTACCACCAAATGTGCAACCAACCATGTGAATATTATCTTTTGGATTGCCTTGATATGTGGTGGAAACGGTCTTGTAGAAAAAACAAGAGTTTTTAGCGGTTTGTGAGGGATGTTTTGAATTTCTGTGTCCCCAAGCGACCCAACCACTATTTCTAGCCTCATTTTTACACATTTCTGGATCAGCTACATTAAGTCGTTCACCCGCGTGTTCGACACGTCTTGTATAGTATCCTGGAACAGCGTCATATTTGGCGGTTTCTACATAACGCTCACCCAACAATTTGGCTTTCGCATCGGCTAAACGTTTTTGCAAATCAATTGCCTTCTGAGCTTCAGCCTTAGCATCATTAACAGCCTTTGCGGCCTCAGCGTTTGCCTGAACAACCTTTTGATCGGCTAAATCAGCGAGTCGCTTCTTTTCTTTGGCCAATTTCTTAGCATTGGCATCCTTAGTTTCTTCAGCTTTTTTCATGGCCTCATCCGCTTCTTTCTTTCTAGCCTCTGCACTGGCTGCGACGTTTGTGGCCTGATTTTGCAATTCTTTGGCTGCTCGTACACGCTTCGTGGCATCAGTCATTTTGGTATCAACTCGGGCTTGAGCCTTCTTGAGCATCTCTTCTTTACCCGCATCCTTGGCCTGGATATCTGCAAGTTTCTTCGGTGCTTCTTCATCCGAACTACCCATAGCGTAGTAGAAATAACCCAATAACACACTGATCACACATAAGAACACAACGATATATAATGTGGTCTTTCCATCACCCGATTCTGAATCCATCGTATCTATAGTATCCATTGTATCCGTAGTTACTTATTACGGATAAAATAATTTGGTCTTACTTAATTATCTATTCTTCATCTTCATCATCACTGTCAGCCATTGGTGATGGGCCCATAGATTCATCTGATACAGATGGCGTGGCCTCAACTTCTCCCAAAAAATCTAAAAGTTCCTGTTCAGTGGCTTCCTCATAGCGTTCAGTCCGGATACGACCCATCAAAAAAAGCAAGATGAGCGTGAGGATGGCACCAACACCGATATACATCGCGGCCGTCTGGGTGTTCTTCATTGTTTTATATGTATCGAGATTTTATTTTATGGTAACATTATTTGTGTCTTGTCAAGTAAAGTAATTGGCGCAAGTTCATTATATGTGTAGTACTTCACAGAGATGCCAAACTTTTGAAGCATCTTGTCATTCACGTACGTATTGATAGTGCTCTTCCAACTTCCTGGGGAAGTTTCGAAGAAATATATACCACGATACACTTGTGAATAATTGTTAAACTTTCCACCTTTAAAAATTTCATTCAACCAAAACTCTTTGACCGCTGAAATTGATGGTTTGATGACCTGATCACTTTCAATGAGATCGATCACATAGTAGCCATTCTTTTCAAGAATGATATTCGCTTGAACGTATGGGTAATACGCAATGTATGCTTCAAAATCAGTCAAACTTGGCAAAGTGAATGTGTTTCCACGAGAATTGGGTGGGACTGGATGACTATGATACATTATGTATGAGTCAAGTTCATTCAATTTAGGAGTAACTTTCGTGAAAGCCCCGTTAGTACTCACAGTTGGTGTATTAAATTTCACATAACCCCGTGTATTTTTAACAGTAAACCTGGTTGAACCGACGTATTCGGCTTGGTTTTTATCAGTTTGTACAGATATCTTCTTAAAATCATCTACAAGTTTTTTACTCAATCTAACACCTAAAGATGGTTGAGAAATGCCTGTGATAGTGCCAAGGTTGTATTTATTTGTAGGAACATTAAGCGTTCTCGCAAGGTTTCTCGCCAGTCTATTGACGGCACTGTCAACTTCCAATTTAATCCTCTTTGCTGGTGGCAAATTGGTATTGGCTGTGACCGATCGAGGCCTTCTTCTGTCAGACATATTACTTTAGATCAATATTTTTACTTGGACGGAAATCGACAACTTCAATGGGTTTCTTGACGAGATTAATTAGTGTAAAAATACCCAAAATAGTCATATTGATGTACGGTCCAATAGATCCATCGTGTATAAAGGCTTTTAATTGTTGTAAATCATACAATATCAGTAAGTTTGTTACAACAATTAAGAGGCTGAGTATTCGTTCCATATTTGTACTTAATTTTTACAAGTCTATGCGCTACTTAGGAGACCGTGGAAATGTTCACAGAAGTTTTGAAGCTTTGGGAGGATCTCTTCCTTCCATTTGGGATAGTCCCTCTGAATGAGATATGACTTGGATTCACCCTCGTAGGTCTCCACGAGGCGACAGTACTCCACATCTCCAAGCATTTCCATGTAGACTCTACATTGGACCTCTTCGTAGTCCCTCACCTTATTGAAGAATCCATTTGCGCGGTTCTTAATTTCCACAAGCATTCGCGATCCGTCCTCATTCGTTTGTATGCGATCCACACGTCCTACGATCTGGTATAGCGTACCCTCCAAAACACAGATATCATACTTATAAAAGGTCTCATCCTCGTGGAGGCTCGTAGCCATCTTGTCAGTTTGAGCCGTCTTCTTTTCATTGCGAGTCCCGTGGTTCGTCGCGAGGGTCTTACGGATGTGCTCTTTGGCGTGGACCATCTGCTGAGGCAACAAGCCTGAATGCTCAATTTGGTAGAAGAGTTTGCGAGTCTCTTGTTGAACATCTACGGAGGTCTCACTCTTGAAGTTTTCAGCCTCTTGAAGGATCTTCTTGGTACTCTCAAGGGAATTGAGAGCAATGAGCGCTTCCTCCTCCTTGGTCTGACCCTCAAAAGTTTGGGGGCTGTACTTCTTCCAGAGTTCACTAATGAGTTCTTGAGGTCTCTTGTACTGGTTAATACCAATCGCAGAAGCCACAGATGACGCTCCAATGATCACCTTTGGGATAGGTAGGGGTTTGAGCACACGCTCACCCTGTCCAAGAAGATGTGGGTACACCTTGCCACACGCAATTGAGTCTGCGAGAGAGTTGTGTGCGTTATCAAATGCTTCACCAAAGATGTCTTCATACAATTTTGTGAGTTTGATTGGACTCATGAACCTCTCTTTGTACATCTCAAGGGTACAGCGAACAACAAAATCGTCAAGTTGTGCCGTATTCAATCCATTACGAAGCATTTCAGATTGAAGAACGCTGATGTCAAAGTTTGCGTTATGTGCGACAAGAGTCTTCGTACGAGGTCCAATGAAGTCCATGAAGTCCCAAAAGACTTCAATGAACGGACGCCCCTCCTTGATCGCCCTCTCGTGTGTGATTCCATGAATGGCTGTGGAGTCCTCACCAATTTGGAAGTTATCTGGTCGGATGATAGCATCAAAAGTCTTGATGATACGACCCCTTGAACTGAAACGCGCGGCACTGAGACTGACTGCGCGACAGTTATCAAAGTTTTTAAGGTTTTCGGGTGTTACTTTAGAGACGCGACGTCCTTTGGGGAGACCTGAAGTCTCGAAATCGAAGGCTATATAGTTCATACACGCCATCTTTAGTTAACTGTATAGAAACCCTTGTCTTTATCTGACTTAGGCATTGCCATAGCAAGCCAAGACCCCACACCGATACCAGCGCCTGTTAGGGAGGTGAGAGAAATTACGGAGAGAGTTGTGAAGATATGGCGTTGCATTTACATTACATATGATTAATAATACGGTAATGAATCTCACCGACCGACCAGATAATACCGGAGATTGAGATCGCGCTACGGAGAGTTTCAAGAAGCGAATTCATTTTGATTTTTCAACGACGAAGATTTACTTAGGTAATTTTTGCTTTTCCTTCATGAGTCTATTTCTTTCCCTCATTTTCTCGCGGTGTGCGATGAGTCTCACCTTCTTTTCAGCAATCTCTTTCTGTTTTTTATTTTTATTTGAATTTTTATAATTATACGTATTACACACATTCTTATTCACCGGACCACAACTTTTACGATTAAGCTGTTTCTCGGTCTGTATACGTGATAGGGGGTCCCCACACCACTTATTCTTGAGTTTATCGCAAATAGACATCATACTACTACTTGTGATTTTTTTTCACAGGAGTCTTTGTTCCATTTCAATGGGTTACTTAGGATGACTTTATCGTTCAACGCATTTAAATCCAAGTCTACATCCTTTGATGTATTTTTTAATATCTTCTGAAAAGTCATCCAAATGTTCATGTTTGATATCCCATGGAAATCCATCCATAATCGCTTCCTGTATTTCATTTGCCCATGCGACATTTTCACCTTTTACAGATTTTTTGATATTATCATAAAACGACGGAAGATCATCATCGCTTATGTAATAATTTATACGTAGAAACAATTGCTTGTACCTTGGATCAACCCACCACGGAAATTCAACATCATCCTCAGATTCAATCCCAGTGATATCATCACGAATGAAAAACAAATTACCTGTAGTGCATAAAAATCGATAACCCTTTTCTTTAGCAAGTTGTTTGATCAAAAATGGACTAGCGCCGTGACCATCATAATGATCATTCTTTTCCCATAGTGGAGATGAATTTGATGGTTCGATAATGACAATTTTTGGTCTCACCTTTTCAAGACCCTTCCAAATTTCATAATCAATACTATCAACGTCAATACTCAAAAGATCTAAGTCTTCCGGAAAACCGTTATCCAAAATAAGGCTGTCAAGATTGGTCGCGGAGACAAACTCACAAACAGGGGTTATAGTTGGATATTCCTTTTGGGTCTCGAGAAGATCCTTGTACTTTTCTTCATCACCTTCAATGTAGAGAGCTTTCCAGTTCTTTTCCTTTACAAGGTTGAAAGTGTTTGAACAATACTTACCATCCCACGCACCAAATTCACAGCAAGTGCCACAATCAATACCCAACTTATCCATAATACATTTCAAGACGCCATCTTCACCATTATCCGAATAAATGTTATCACGGTTTTCTAATAACATTTATTAACTAATCGTGTGTTATTTTTAAGTATCACATCCGATTTCCTCTGCGAATCGGGTCATTCTTTCCTTGTCGCATTCGCACTCCACGTAGTCACACTCACCTTTCACAAGGTCACAGTATTCGCACACCACAGTCTCATCGTGTTCGTGGGGTGCCAAGTAGTCTTCCCGCAATTCTTGGGCAACAAAGACTCGCATAACTTCGTCCATCCCTTCCACAATTTTTTTCGCCTTCTTTTGGAAATCTTCGTAGATCTTGAACTTGGTCTTGGTAAGTTTCTCGGAGAGGGCGATGAACGCCTTGGCGTCCGTAGCATCTTCGGGTTTTTTGAGGGACTTCACACGGGCTTTGAGAGCCTCTTCGTATTCTTCAAAAAAATCGGGTTCGTCGTCGTCAGACCCACTTTCGTAGTTGCGAGCCATTTAGGTTAGGGGAGGGGTTCGTTTTTAAGTTTATCTTTTTCTAAGAGTACCAATTCTCTGTGCAGTTTTACCCATTGTAAAAGTCTTACCAAAATTATTGGCTTCTATAAGGATTTGATTCACAGTATTTTGTTTATTATCATAACGCTTGACAAGACCATTTATCACAAAATTTGGAAGATTTTTCTTTTTAAGATTTTGGATTAATCTATTACGTTTGTTATTTACTTTTATCCTTTTCACTGATTGTATGTCATTATTATTGTTATTGGAATTATTTGAAGAAGCGGTTACAAAACTTCTCGTGTTGTTATTTGCATTAGTCATAACAGTATTTACCGTTCTCGGTGTTTGTGGTTTGAACTTTGGTGATCGTGTGCTATTTGCGTTAGCACTTTGTGGTTTGAACTTTGGTGATCGTGGTGTTTTTCGTCCGAAAAGAGTAGCAAATCGGTTCAATAAACCAGATTTTTTCTCATTATTTGAATTTCCAGAACCTTCACGAAGTGATGTAGGTCTATATTTAGAATTGGAATTAGAATTAGAACGATTGCTTTCAGTCAAAACTTTGATATTTGTGTTTGGAACATTTATGACCCTGGTCGGTGCAGCATTTGCAACTTGTAGAATATCATTCATTCCATACAAAAAAGATCTCTGTTGTGCAGAAAGAACCAACCACAATTTTGGTGTGACAGGTCTTGGAGAACCATGGGAACACATAAATACAAACATGTTCGCGAGCATGGCATCGCCAGTCGTGAGACAGAAGTTATGATTACTCACATTGTTCTTCTTGATATGATTGATCGTAGAAAGTGCTTGTAAAAAGTCCCCAAAAAACTTTGACAACTTATCGGCAGAAGTACCATTTGACGCCTTACCCTTTGAAACTTTAGCTCCAAGGCGGTATGGTTCTTGACCACTTGGATTAAAAACACGAATGGCATACCCACGCTTGTCTCTCTTTGGTCCAGCTTGTTTTGTATAATAAACATCTATTGTAGTTTTGCCATAGTCATGTTCAATCACAAACTTGGGTTTATAGTAGTTCCATGTGAGTCTTGATGTAATTCTGTTTGAAGCAGTATTACCGACAACACTTGAATTAGAAGTCACGGCATTCATCAAGTATTTACTATCTTCTTTGGCACTATCAATGAGCATGTTCTTACCAGGATCCAAAAGGTTTGCAACTGACACAAATGGGTAGAGTAGCTTAGCCTTGCCACCATTTGGAAGATTATATCTGGTTCTTGAAATATTGAGAGTTGCGGTGTGCTTTTCATCTTCTTGGTCGAGAGCAAGAAATAGATTGTTTCTATCTTTCAAGAAACTTTCATTAATTTGAGAATACGCAACTGAAACCCCCTTGAACATATCTGGAATATCCTGGTAGATAGTTGGCAAATTAAATTTAATCGCCTTTTCCATAGATCCATATTTTTTACCGTTTGTATTCGTAGCATTATTCACAATATACTCAATCTTCTTAATGAACTCGGTGCGCTTTGGTTTGAGTTCTCTACCAAACATTATATACACGGGTGATCGCACTTGCTTACCACCTCTTCCCCACGAAGCTTTGCAGTATTGTGCAAATGTCATACTTTGTGGTATAGTTGAATCATGCTGCATATCAAGATACATGAGGTATGCAAAGTTTATTACATCATCACCCTTCAAAACAAACTTTTCTTCGACTTTTGAACCTCTCAATAAATCCCTTGAAAATAGATTGATGTGTTTTTGAATTATTTGTTTAGCTTCATTAATAGATTTACCCCCAAAAAGTTTCATTGTAAATTCATTGTTGGATGTTTCGTCGTAGAATGAAATTATAAAATCGTGTAAGTCTTGATTACCTCTGGTGATTTCACCCACCAATTTATCGAGTTGATCAATGAGTTTCTTTTGTTGGACTGATAAAACATTAATGGGAATGTTCGTTTTTGGGCGTACTGCAGTCTTAGCTTTAGGTCTGGGCTTTGCCGCATTTGCAGCCTGTTCACTTTGAAGTCTTTGAATGGGCTTTGTATTTCGCCGAGTTCTCTTCATATCTACTATACCCACTCAAAATAATTTGGTTAAAGACACCGTGAGCCCATATATAAATGAACATGAAAGCTGCTATCGTGACAGGTGCGTCGGGTCAAGATGGGTCTTATTTGTGCGAACTCCTACTGGAAAAGGGGTATGATCTCAAGTGTCTCGTGAGACGCGGGAATAACACAAAC